ATCAGGCTTTCGCCTCCGCCCATTGGGCAGAGTTGAATGGATGAGTGATTTGATTAATGAAGGGTTGATCGGCATTCCAATTAAGGGAAACCGCAACCTTGACAGCCCGTTTCGTCGCATTTCTGCGAGTGACGGATCCTGAGCTTGGGGCCTCGACACGAAACGCATCCCTTCCTTTCGGAAGAAATGGCACAGCCATGTCATTTACACCAAGTGCTAACATCAACCTTATCGCCGCGCGTCCAGAATATGAACGTGCTTTGTAATAGGTCAAGTAGTACATCGGCAATAGTGTATCGAGCAGGTCTTTAGAAAGCAAACCTGCCTTATACAGATTGAACTTCTCACTTCGCGTTAGAAATGGGCGTAAGCCCATCGACGACAAGAGTGAGAGAGGAATGGAAAGACCACTACGACTAACTTCATAGCTACCGAAATACGGTAGATTGGGCAAGTCGAATGGAGAAGGAGTGTATGCACCGAGTGGTGCATATACTCGATCCTTCTTAGGGACAAACTCTATAAGCCGAGAATAAACGGCGTTAAGTCCACCCCTGTTTTCCAATATATGGTACTTGCTAGCAATAGCATTACTAGTGAAGTATACTTCCTCATGAGAATCAATCCTATTTTTAAAGTAAAAAGGCCTGACAAACTTGCCCTTGAAAAAGTCTGCGCCGCACGATTCCTTAAAAGGTCCTTTTAAAAACGACTTCTCCGTATTCACGGAGAAGCCAGACCACTCTAAGGCATCGATAACAGCGTGAGCATGATTCAGTCGCACGATAATGTCATCTCCGTAAACGGCGATGTCACTATCTTTGACCAAAGGCTCGGTCTCCAAGACCACCGCTTTCGCGATGGCCCAGAAGACTAGACTTTCAAGCGGAAAGGTAAACCCGTTGCCCATAGCAGAGAACTTCTCATAGATTAGTTCTTCGCCGTCTAATATGCCACTTTCGTGGCGTAGATCGGACAGAAAGGCGTACCACTCGGGGGGTAACAGCAGCTTAACGAGCTCGATTGAGATCGTGTCAGATGCTGATGCTAGATCTATAGTGCTGAACTGGCGCGGATTTTCCACACCAGAGATATAAGCATAACGCGAACCATAATAGGCCAGCAACTTATTCTTATCTTGACACTGTAGATCAACTCCGACCTTCCTCAAACGTTTCTCCATATAAGCTTTTACACCTAGCTGGAGGTACATGTTGAGGGAGGCCCCGATCGCGATTGGACGGTCAGTTCGACCGTCCTTGGGCACAAAGGTAATCTTGTCAGATTCAACTAACTCCACGCAGTCCTTGAAAAGCATAAGCTCTTTTTGGAAAGCGGGGCAGCCGGGCGGAGGTAACTCCGTCCGTCTACCACTGTCCTCTAGGATTTCAACCCAACGAGGATTTGAAGAGATAGCCGCATACGCATAACTTGACGCACCTTTCGTCACAGAGTAGGGTAAGTCCGCATACTTATAGTATGGGGTCACCCGATTGCCCTGTGATGTCAAAGTGGCGCCAGGACCATGGTCCCCCGAGCTGATAATTGTCATCACCAGCTTAGGTTCCAGGGGCTCCAGCACAGAAGAAATTAAATCCTGTGCTGAAGTTACCCAACGGGGAAGTTCTTCTCTTTCGAGAGTCCGCAATCTAAGATTGGTTACCCTACAACGTTCTTCGGCCTCAAGCAGTTTATTTACTGCTGAGTCGCGAGTGTTGAAGGGTGATTCATCTTTCGAAAACGGGAACTTCTTCAGGAAGGCCATAACCTGCAAATGCGCAGTAGTTCGGTAAACATCAGAATCATTATCGTAACACTGTGTGATAATGGGGATCTGAGAGGTCAGCCTAAAGTATCCTTCGACGTCACGTCTTAGAGATACCGAAAGCAGGTCACAAAGGACATCCCAACTAAAAGCATTTGCACTGCCCGTTACATAGGCAGAGAGGAGTTCCCAGTGTGCATTACTGCACTGGAGAGAACTAGGGGCACCGCAAGGCGCTCCCTTCTTACTATAG